ATTATTCCATTTAAACCAGTTACCATTGTAATCTATATACTCATATTGTGTAGAACCTGAAAATGTAAAACTTTCATCTAGAGTGTAATCAGATTTCTTAATTCTATACACAGAGTAAGGTTTATTTGTGTAATAATCGCCACCACCAAATCCATAATAATATTCATCATCACTATTATGCCAAGTTGTATTAGCGAGTACACTTTGAGAAAGTGTGACATTTGTTTGAGATATAAGAGTAACATAGCGTATAGCATCATTTATACCAATAGATATATTACCAACACATACTTTTATTTTATAAACTACAATAGTGCTAGTATCAATTGTTTTAATGCAGGTAAGAACATTACTATTCCAATCAAAATCAACTGCTGTTTTTATAGCATTACTTATTAAATCTTGGGATACATTGTTCGTCATGTCTAAAAGGTTATATGAGCCTAGAATGTTAGAACTTGAAACACCTTTAGCAGTATTAGCATGTGTCAGTGCAAGTGCTGATATTTGTCCATTTGCCTGAGAAGTTGTGAAATCCCATACAAACTTATATCCATTATCAAGTTTTATACTTTCAGTTAAATTACGAGAACCTCTTTTTGTATCTGTTCCTGAATTAACATCATTAGATGCGTATCCTATAAGAGGGTTATTTTCTTCTAGAGGTATTAAAGTGTTATCAGCACTTTCATCTAAAGTATTTTGAAATAGCAATAAACCACCCATCCCTTTATTATTAAGTGGAAAATATTGTGAGTTCAAATCTTCTGTAGAAAACATTGAAGTGGCTATAGCAAGTATATTATTCAAACCATTAGTAATCATGTTATCATGTTCAATAACATCTAATTTTCCAGTCTTTTCATTCTTTAATTCAATTTTTGCATGTCCTTTTAACATATATAACCTCCTTAATTAGTAAAGTTAATAACTATATTAGTAACTGTATCATCTGTTGTGGATAATGTAAATCTCATTTTAAAAGAATCTAATCCTTTAATTACCTCTGTCCAACTTTCAGTAGTTATTGCCAACAATGTTTCCATTGTCATATCTGTTTCAGTCTCACTCAGTACAACCCAAGTCACACCATTGTATAATTTCCAAGTTGTACCGCCATCAAAAC